CAAAGTTGCTTTTTCATGTCTACAGCCGTTTTTTGAATGTTTATTATTTTCGATTTTATTCTCTCTCACTTTAGCCCAAAAATCTTTGTATTCTTTAGATTCTAAAACTTGCTTAGCTTCGTCAGAAAATAAAAAATAATTCCCTAAATCATATTTCTCATTATCTAAATCATTTCCATAATCCTGAGTTTTCTCGACTCTAGAATTATTGATATAAAAATATATTCCTTTAAATTTTCTCATTGGATGCCTCCTTGAAATAATAGCTAAAACTAAAGCAGCAAATAATTCTTTATCATCAGCATGCACCAGCTTCCTCCAGTCTTATTACACTGTCATCTATTTCTTTTAGCCACATAGTTTTAAAATCTTCAAATGTATTAACTACATCGGTTATCATAGATTTTAAAATTACTCCTATCATGTTTTTTTTATGTGAATTGATAGTTCCAAACATCATAATTACAAGAAACATAGTCCTAAGAAGTTCTAAATTATCACCATTTTCTTTATGCTCACATTCAGCAAATACTTCATCTAAGATTTTGATAACATCTTTCTCAACGTGATAATTAATCTGACTTTTAAATTTATCTACAATCTTATCTGATGCTTTTATAGTCCTAGTTAGTATAGCTTTGTAATATCTGTTAAGAATCATGTCTTCTTTATCCCAAAGCTCCCGATTAATTTTCAAGTACTTGTTAATTAAGTACATCAATGTAATTCCTTGCATATCTCCATCTTTGTGAGTAACTCTTATTTTTTGCATAAAAATCAATCCTTTAACAAATAACCCAAATATTCATAAGCTTTCTTATAATCTTCTATTCCGTTTTTCTTTCTAGCTCTCATTACATATTTGAGAATATTTCCAACACAAACAGCTTCTTTTCCTTTCATATCTTTTGTAACTTCAAAAATAATATCTTTTACTTCTATTCCTAAACTTTCAAGCATATAATGTTTTGGAGATTTAACATTATCTATTTCAGAAGTTTCAGTAGTTTCAACAGTTTCTTGAGATTCACCTTCAATTATTTTTAATATTCTATTTTTAAGTCTTTCACTAGCTTCAACTTTTCCATTTTCTAAATGTGATAAATAAGGCTGTGTAACATCTATCTCTAAAGCAAATTTATCTTGTGGTATATTATTTTTTTCTCTATATTCTTTTACTCTTTTTCCTAAACTCATTTTTTATCCTCCCAAACATGCTTTTAACATCATATAAGCATCTGCAACATCATCACTATCTGCTATTTTTCCTGTAAACTCATTAAATTTATTCATCACAAACTCTTTTTGCTCTTTTCTCTCAAGTGGTAAATTATTAAATTTATTTTTCCAAAATACAGCTGGTACTAACAATAAATCTATTTTTAATTTTTTTAAATTATATATAAGCATTCCTCTTATCTCAGATAAAATAGATAATATACTAGAATTCAAACCTAAATACGTGTCTTCAACAATAACTAAATCTATTGCTGCACCTTTTATTTTTTTTGAAGTTTCCAATACTTTTACTATTTCATTAATAATCAGATATCCTCTTTCTCTAAAATCTTCTAAATCAGCTTTTATAGTTTTCCATCTCACTATTTTTCCTTTACAAGAATAAGCAATACCAACTGATCTAGTAGCTAAATCGACACTCAAAACATTTATATTTTTGATATTAGAAGGGATATGAACTTGATTTTTAGGTTGTTTCACTAATCTATTTCTTTCTTTTAATTTTAGTTCAGTTTGAATTCTTTTCATTTTCTTTCTTTGAACTATATCTATGCAAGTTCCTTTTCTGATTTGATTGAGAGTAGCCATTTGAATATTTTTAGTTTCAATGAACTCAATATCATAGCAGTAATTATTTTTTTCTTTAAATAGATACTTAATAACATAAAATTCTTCATCATTTTTATTTTTAAATCTCTTATTTACTATCTCATTGACATCTATTTTCTTCCCCATATTTTTACTCCATTTTTATTTATATAATGCTTCTTCATTTTTTCTATAAATCTTATATAAATTTCTTAAATACTCCTGTGCTTGTGGCTTCAAGTGCTCAAAGTGCCATTTATGTTTTTTTACTAAATTTAGTAATTCTTGAGAAGAATTTGCAGATAAACACATATACCAGAATTCTATTATTTGCATTTTCACTCCTTTTTATTTTAATATACCTATTTAGTATAGTTTCATTTTTTCTTTTAATATCAATACTTGTATTTTTATTTAATATAATTGTTTATTTTTTTAGTATAAATAGGTAACCATTTTAAATATCCATTTTATCAAAAGAGTAACCTATTTTTAAAAAAGTAACTTTTAAGGTAGCCCTAACAAAGCTAGATTTTACCTATAAAGTAACCCGGTAGCCCTATTTTTTACTTTTCCTCGCGTAAGAGAGGTATATATTAATTTTTAACTATATATATATAAATATATGTCTCTATTTTTCATTTTTTTTGGTTACCTGGTTACTATTACCATTTCTTCTATATTTGAAGTGGTTACCTGCAAGGTTACTCGTGGTTACTAAGGTTACTATTACCATTTTTTCACACTTTACTTAACTATTTTAAACCTAACAATCTTACAATTTTTAGTTTCTTGGCTAAAAGGATCTATCTTTATTTTCTTTTGCTCGTTAGTTGAAATAATGAATTCTTCTTCTATTAGCTGCTTTCTTAAAGTATTCATGTCTAACAATTCAAGAGTTGAATTAGTTTTTCTTTTTTGCTCATCAATAGCTGTATAAAGAAGTTGAAATCTAGCCCAATGTTCTTTAGAGGTTGATACATAAAAACTTTCTAAGTTTTCTATTCCAGCATCTTCCACTAATTTTAAAAGTTCAATAAAATTATCAGTAGTTGTATACTCTTTTGAGAAATCTGTATTTAAGAAACTTACAAAATTAGTTATGATATTCATATCTATCTTTAAAACTCTTGAGAGAGCTTTTAAACCTTTCAGCAAACAATTTAGGTTATATAGTTGCCTTTCATCTTTTACTTTATTTAAAATGGTACTGTCAGTAACTATAACACCATTTTCAAGTCTATCTATCAAAGCAGCTTTTCCAAGTTTTTCTAAAATATCAGTATTTTTAAGTTTTTTATAAATTTCAAAGTCTCCTTTATTCTTTTTTGTAAGACTTGTACTTATCATTCTATTTTGAATACTTACATCACTTAATTTTGTTTCTCCTGATATAATAAGTGGAGTACACAAATGAAATTCAGCTAATTTATTTGTTGTGTTTCCTTGATTTATAATTTTGTTATCATAAACAGATCTAATAGTTGAATATAAATCGTTCATTTTTTCTAGTTGAAATTTACCTGTTATCTTAACTTCATCTATAGCCCAAGGTGTTATATTTGAGCAGCTACTAAAGCTTCTTATTTGATGATTAGATAGAGTGGATAAACTTTTTATATTTTCCCTTCCACCAAATAAAATTCTTGAAATAAACTCAACGTATTCAGTTTTCCCTATGCTCGTTGTCCCTGAAACTTCTAAAATAGGATAAGTTCCTTGAGTGTGAAATCTACCTAATGCCCAGCAGATTCCTAACAAAGATTGATTTATATCACTTCTCATATAAATTAAATTCTTTTCAAGCCATTCTTTTTCTTCGGTTGTTAGAGCTCCTATTTCAGAAATTTTTGTAATTTTTAAATCTCTTTTATCACATACAACATCTGAATCTTCATCATAGTATTTATTATTTCTTATTCCGTAATATCCTATTTCCTCAATGTACTTCTCTTGATTTTCTTCTTTTAGCCAATCAATAAACTTTGGAATTGTTGATGGACTACCTAAATACACTCCCATAGCTTCAGCAATTCCTTTTATAGATAAAAGATCAGATATTCTAGCTTTGAATTTTCTTTCTCTTCCATTGTTTATAGCTTTACCTATTAAGAAATTTTCAGAAAAGGCTTCTACCTCAACTAAGAAATTACTAACTCTAACAGTTTCTTCTCCACCATAATAGTTGTATCCACCATCATCAATTTTGAAATTTCTAAATCCTGTTTTTATTTGAGTACATGATTCTAATAGATATTTATATACCTTATCTTTTCCATTTTTTACTAGAACTTCATTTACATCTTTTTTCTTATAGAAATAAGTCTTATAAAGTGGAATTAATAAATCTCTTAATTCATGAACAATTCTTTTTCTTGCTTCTACTCCAGCTTCATCATCATCTGTTGCAATGATGATTTTTTGAAATTTACTAAGCCAATTTTTTTGTGTTTTGATACATTTAATATTTGTAGCTCCAGAAGGCAATGAAACAGTATTTTCTACTCCAGCTTCTAAAGCACTAAGTAAATCTATTTCACCTTCAACAATAACTAAATAATCAAAATCTGTTATATTTTGCCAATTTAAAAGATAGTCTAAGCAACTACCTTTCTCACTCCATAGCTTTTTATCTAGACTTCTATATTTAACTCCAACAACAGTTTCACCATTAGTGACAGGAATCATCATACTTTCATGAGAGCCCATTCTATATAGTCTGTTAATGTTATCTTCGTTTTCTATGCCTCTACTTTTTAGATATTCAAGCCATTTTTTATTTAATTTTTTTGAGTTATATATTAAAGAAGAAAAATCATAAATTCTCTTTTCTTCTGTTTTTTCTTCTATTCCATTAATATTTAACTCTTTTTGTATCTCTGGAAATTCACTTATATGTCCACTTTTTCCAGTTGAATGACACATATACTTTCCACTATTTACATTTACAGAAAAACAAGGATTATCTTTTTTAACTTTTTGGCAGACTGGACAGTAATCCAGTCTTGCCTCATCTCCATAATGCTTTATTTTCATTTTGATTCCCCTCCATTAAAACGGGAATTCTTCAGGTAATTCCTCATTTTTTTCTTCTGTTTTTTCTTCAGTATGATTATTGCTTGGTTTTTCAATGGCAGCTGCACTTTCAAATTTCTTTCTAAATCTTTCATAAATTTCAGGATTCTTTTTATTTTGAATTTCATCAGCAGTTTTCTTACTTTGGATATCATAATATCCTATGATGTTATATCTTAAATACTCTCCATTTAAACTAACCTCTACTATCACACCAATTTTTTTATCTGCAAGAGCTGGAATAAAAACTTTGTTTGGACTTTCTACTGGGACCAGGTCCTTATTTTTTAACTTACATAAATAAGTTAATTTATTTAATTTTTTTCTAGCATATTCATTTTCAGTTCCGTCAGCTTTTATAAAAAACTCTACTGGATAAAAGTATTGTTCTTCATCAGTTTTTAAAACTAATTTAAGTCCTTTAGATTGAGAACCGTTTTTACCACTTATTATTAACGCTTCCTCAATAGTACAGTTGTACACTCCACTTTTATCAACTACTCCACTCTTTTCTTTAGTTTCTTCTTTTAAATCTTCCTCATTTTCTGTCCATAAATTCATCATATTTATTTCCTCCTATTATTAATTAAAATATTCGTTTGATTTTTGTATTACATAATTTAAGTCGTTTGGAATTCTTAATTCATCAAACATCCCTTTTGGACTTTTACAAGTATCATTACCATTGTTTTGGGTCCTAAAATAATAAACACCATCTTCAATTTCTGTTGCTAAAACTATTGTAAATCTACCTTCTAACCCAACCTTATCATCAATCAATTTACCTATAGTCTTTGCTTTTTTTCTTCCATCATCTGTAACTTCTATATGTTGTAAAAAGATTACATTTATGTCTTCTCTCATAGAATTAGCTTTATCAACTAAGTTATAGAAGTTTTGCCCTATCTCAGTAAACTTCTCATAACCTTTTTCTTTTGCTCTTCTCATAAATTCATTTGCCATGATATATTGAGAATCATCTATGATAATATTTTTAATTTCTTTTTCTTTATCTAAAGTACTTAAGATTTTCATAATTATTTCAGGTTTATCACTTATAAATCTATTACCTTTTGGATTTTCTTTGCTTCTTAAAGAATATCTTTTTTTAAAACCTTTAAATGGTAAAGGTTTATCAACAGCTTGAATAATAAAAGTTTCCTTTTCATTTAAATTCTCAATGCTTGTAGATTTTCCTGTTCCACTTTCTCCAAGAACCATTATCATATTTGCCATATTTATCACTTCCTAATTAATGAGATTAACTTTCCAATAAGTTTTTTTGTTGCTTCTATATCTTCTAAACTATCATGAGCTTTTAATTCAATCCCAAAGTGCTTACACCAAGTTTCAAGTTTATTATTTTCTAAAACTGGTAATACTTCAGCTATTGAGTACAAAGGATCTAACATAGAAGAATCTAAATAACTAAATAAGAAATTATTACCATGTCTTTGAAAAAAGGCTTTCAATATGTCAACATCAAACCTTACGTTGTATCCAGCAACAATAAATTTGTCTGTTCTATCGTATTTATCTATATACTTATCAAGAAGATTTATAAATTGTTTATAAACTTCTTTTTCTTCAACATATTTATCTGTTTTTAGTTCCTCTAATGTTCTTCCTTGAACTTCTAAAGCTTTTTCAGTTACTTCTGAATTTTCAAAAGGTTTTATGTAAAAATTAAATTTTTCTACATCCTTTTTATCAATTCTTATTATTCCTGAAAGTTGTATTAGTGCAGCTTTTTCTGGATTAACTCCACCTGTTTCTGTATCTATAAAAATTATCTTATTC